CTAATCGATGGACAGTTTATGGACACTTTCAGCCAGCGGATTAAAGTTGATCGCGTCCTGTAAAAAGTCCGGCGAAAAATGAGCGTACGTCATTGTTTGCTGAATCGTTGCGTGCCCCAGGATTCGTTGCAACGTAACAATATTTCCGCCATTCATCATAAAGTGTGTGGCAAACGTATGACGCATGACATGCGTAGCCTGCCCCTTCGGCAAATCCGGTTTCACCTCCTGAAGAATCTCCCGGAACTTCAGATAATCAACCTGATACAATAACCCCGTTCGACGGGTTTTAATCAGAGGCACGACCGAATCCGCCACAGGAACCGAACGGGATTTTCCGTTTTTGGTGTTAAAGAACGTCACCCGGTTGCCAACGATATGCTCTCCACGTAGTTCCGATGCTTCACTCCATCGGGCACCAGTAGAAAGACACAGAATGGCAACACGACGCGCATCACCCTCCAGTCGCTCAAGAAGCCGTTCAATCTCATCATCAGAAAGAAAGGCCATCTCTGTGTTCTGAACTTTCAGTTTTCGTATACCGCGTACAGGGTTCGCGTTGTGAAAGACCTCAGCTTCAATCAGCACCGTGAACATGGTAGACAGTACGCATAAGTCACGATTAATACTGGACGGCATTAATCCGGCCTGTAATTTCTCTGACCGATATTCAAGCATAAATTTTCGCGTCATCTGACTGGCGCGAGGATCTCCCATTTCACGAACAACCTTCCCTAGCCTAACCCTGTAGCTATCCCCGTAAGCCTGATTACGCCCATCAAGCATCCACCACGCATCAAGCAGCTCTGATAATCGCCGCTGATCAGCTGGCTTAGCCTGCCATGGCTTGTCATGAAAGTTCTGTAACACATACTTCTCAAACTCCTGAGCCTTTGATTTCAGGGCAAAGATTTTTCGAATCCGCTTTCCTTCCGCCCCCTGCGGTCTGACATCGACCTGATAACGTCCGTCTTTGAGTTGCTTAATCGACATGATTAGCCCCTCCAACGGATAAATTAACTAAACACTCCTTGCGATATGTAATTCGCTCAATGTGTAGAGTCAGCCAACATTGCGGCCTGATCGGGGTGATTTTTGGGTAATACCGATTGAAACCTGATCGCCCTCCGACTGAATAGATCCATCAAGAGAGAGAGCCGGAGCAATCTGCCCGGCGACAGGTAGCGTCTTATCTTTTATTAGCCACAGCATGTATTTTTCAAAGCGATCGACTTGCAGAACCGCCTCAACGATTTTTGCTCTAGCGTTCTTTTGCCCCGATTCGTAATTCCTTATGGTTGCCAAAGACAACCCAGTAATATCCGCAAACTGCTTTTGTGTTAACCCTTCCGCCTTACGTATCTGACGTAACTTTTTTGCATAGTCTATTGACAAGATAACCATTTGAGTATTAACCTCTCGCACAAAGATAACCGTTTGATTATCTTTACAAGCCAAAACAAACCATCACAAGGCGCGACAAGCGCACCAACGCAAGAGGATAACAAATGCGGGACTTCATTGCCGATAAAGAGTTATCTGACCACCAACCACTTCAGGAAAGTGACGCACTCAGCGGATCCATTGATGCCGCCAACGACGACGAACACGAAGAAAACAAGAAAAAGCGTTCCTACAAAAAAGGAGCGACTTTACGGCTGGATGGTCCGATCGCCGGGCTTTGCTCTCTGGAAAAAGGCGCGGCATATATTGGGCTAACAAAATCTGCACTGCGCGTAGCCATTCATCGCGGTCAAATGCCGGGACACAAGACGCGCACAAACCCGGAAGATGAAAACTCAGACGGAGTATGGTGGTTTAACGCCAAAGAGTGGGACGCACTGGCTGACGAGCTACCGGAACTTGAGCCACCAGAATGGCACAACTGGAAAAGTTACTGGACGTATGACCGCCAGAAAAGAAAGTTCTTTCCAGCTAATAAAGAAGACTGCCAGACCATTAACGGTAAGCGAGTTTATACAGGCAGAAGTTCAAAGCTGGAGCGACTCAAAAGCAGCGAAGGCAACTAAACACACAAAAATGACCAGCAATATCATCAGCGCCATTCTGAACCTTGTATTCCTGGAAGTGGGTGTAATAGCGATTTATCTGCTTAACAAGCTAACAGGACAAAAAGAGCGCTTTATTGTTCTCAACGTTCATTACCTCGCCGCCTATACCAGAGGTCTTTTCCCGACCACTATTGGCGCGGTGCTCATAGCGTTTGTTATTTGGCTTATCGGGTAGAGGCACAAAAAATGAATAAGCAACAGCGAAACAGCGAACCCAATAACATGGGATTTCGCCGCAATTATTTTGAAAATGGGCGTTATGCCGGGGAAGTAAACAGGTACGGAGTTTTTGACATGAAGCAACAGCGCAATTCTTCACAACAGCGCTTCCGCAACGGCGCAGAACGCCACGCTAACCGCTTCACTACCAGTGCATCACGTAGCAACTCTCGCTACAGCCTGAGCGAGACGCACGCAACGCCAGATGGCCATACAGTAAAACAAATTGGCGAACACACCTGGCTGATTGAAAAAGCTGGAATCGTGGTTCACAGATGCCAACGCAACCCATTTACCGGAAACCGCATTTTTGCTCTGAGCAACGGTGACAATCAGTTTGGACAGGATTTCACATTGTACGAAGCACTTCGCACGGTTGATCGTCTGCTTCGCGGGCAAAGTTTTATTAAACAGACTGATTTATAACAGGTGCGTTATGACCAAAGAGCATGCACAAGGTGTATTTATCCGTTTTATTGATTTTCGCGGTGAACTGTTATTGCGCGCATCAGCTATTGATGGAGTTGTCCCATCAGAAAAAAATGCAGCTACTTACGTTTATCTGAACGGCACGCGCCTGACCGTAGAACTTCCGTACCAGACTGTACACGGAATCATTAGCGAAGCTGAAAAAGCACGTAAGATTAATGGCGATGAACCCTATATCGAAATTATTTGTATGGATTCAGAAGCTGAAATTCAGAAAGCAGATTAAAGGGCGTTGCGATGGGCAAAGAATATAAAACTCTCATTAACAAAGCACTTGAGCGTTTTTATTTTCGCTTAAGTGCATCAGGTGCTCATGCTGAACGTGCAGCCCGTGACTCATTGACCAGGGCAATCCGGAGTCTGTATGACGTGGCTTTTTACGCTGATGATCTGGATGCACTTAACGAACTTTCCGAGCTGATCTGTGCCGCAGAATGCGGGGAACATATTGAACCGTATAAGCTGGGGAATATTGCATGAGTATATTTATCTCATGGCTTGTCCTGATTATTTCGGTGGTCTGCGCCATTGGGATTATGCAAATTATTCATTCAGTAAAAAAGATTGAACGCATTTTCACTGGCGAATAACAGCGCAAATAAAAACCCTAGGTTAAATAAGAAAATGTAAAAACAATCCGCATTCGCGGAGGTATTCGCACACGCCCAGGAGGCGTAATGGCAATTAAGCATTTTCCTGTCGTTCGTTTCACTTCCAGAGGACGTGAATACGAAGTCGACGAACGCCTGATTACCACAATCGACAAACACCGCTCAGAAAAGGATGCACACCACATCTATCTCATTGACGGTACTTACTTCTGCGCCACTAATGTGGCGCGGGTGAATCTTATCCGACAGGTACAGGATCCACGCAAATGAGCAGGAGAAGAATCACTCGCAGACATCACCGCACACACCTGAATTCCTCAGCAACGCTAAAGGCACTTATTCAAAGCGAGATCGGTGATTTCTTCGCGGGAGTTGGCTCACCAGGTGAACCAGAAACACCAGAAGCGATGCAGCGTGAGCTCATGATACGCATAGATAACACTTTTGATTTCTTCTACAGCATGCACGGCATTAAACAGAAATGAACCTCAAGCCAGCAATAACTACTCGTAGAACGCCAATTTCTGTAACCGACCGCTTCTGAGTTTTTTGGCAGGAAGCCTTCGCACATCCTTAGTAGAGAGAATTGCAGCATGATTGACGCTCATGACTTCACAAGATGGGTGCGCACACAGGACACCCGTCTGGCTCCCATTCTTCGGGGATTATTTGATCTCTACATTCGTGGTCGTGACAACAGAGCACGCACCACAAAACCGGAGAATGTGGATACCCTTTATTTCACAGTAGACGACTGCTACCGCGTGGACTTCACACCACACGGACTGGCGTTGCACTGCCTGACACCGCACGGCGAATCACTGCTGGCGTATTACGACTCCCCGGCCTCCGTATTTGCGGCAATGCTGGCGCATCGCACTGCTGGCGGGTGTGCCTCGCTGAGTGAATACACCGCTGAGTTTAACCGCCTTTCCGCCCTCTTCTCGCAGGAGTGGCAGCGCGTGACGGGATACCAGCCATGAGTGAGTTTGCATGGAGCTGGAATGAACCACGGCCAGCCATTGATCCGGCCAGATTTACGGAGCGCAGGCAGGAAACTGAAACCGACCTGCAACGCGCCATCCGTTACTACCTTGAGGCAGACAAAAAGGCCCAGGAAGAACAGGAAGCGAAAGAGGAAGCCTTTTTCGCACAATCCGCCATGGGTAAAAAACTCATGGCATCCCTTGAGGAAGCCGGACAGCGTGAAAAGCTGGCACAAAGCATCATCAGTAAGCGTCGGGCAACAGAACAAGACCCGGTGGCCCGTGCCTTTGCCACACTGAAGGTGCTTCCCGTTTATCTGCGAGAACCCCTGAGCCGCCACCTCTCGTTCCTGCGCAAGAAGCAGGAAGCCGATCGTCAGAAAGGCAAAAAGAGCTGGCAGGCCGAACGCTACGCGCGCGGAAACCTGCGCAAAATATTCGAACGTCTGGAGCGCACCGACAGCCGCTGGCTGACACAGGGGTATCGCTCCCTTGCCGGACGCGAACGCCTGGACGATTTGCTTTACCTGCCGCAGCTCAACAAACACCAGATACAGACGCTGGCCACCATGACGGCGGCGATGTTCAGCAGCACCTTCGAAAAACTCTGCGATGGCTTTGGCGCGACCGATGGTGAGCTGACCATGGATGTAACGCTGAAGGCGTATCAGATGCTGGCCCGCATGGCGTTACACCTGCACGCCATGCCTCCACATTATGACGCACTGACAACAGATAGAGATCGGAGGAACGAACCGGACACGGAGCTGCTGCCAGGCGCAATCCTTCGCCTGACCTGTGCTGAATGGTGGAAACGCAAACTGTGGCTGTTACGTTGCGAGTGGAGAGAAGAACAACTCCGCGCCGCCTGTCTGGTTTCCAGAAAAACATCGCCCTATCTGAGCCAGGACGCGTTAAGCGAGTTTCGCGCACAGCGCGAGAAAACACGCGATTTCCTGAAAAGTTTCATGCTGGAAAACGAAGACGGGTTCACGATTGATCTCGAGACAGTGTATTACGCGGGAGTAAGTAACCCGGTTCACCGTAAGGCAGAAATGATGGCCACCATGAAGGGGCTGGAACTTCTGGCCGAGGCCCGTGGCGACAAAGCGGTGTTTCTGACTGTCACCTGCCCATCAAAATACCACGCCACAACAGAGAACGGTCATCCGAATCCCAAATGGAACGGGGCCACCATGCGCGACTCCAGCGATTACCTGGTTAACACGTTTTTTGCGGCGGTCCGCAAAAAACTGAACCGCGACGGTCTGCGCTGGTATGGCATCCGCACGGTGGAGCCTCACCATGACGGCACCGTGCACTGGCATATGATGGTCTTTGCTCATCCGGAAGAAATCGACAGCATCGTGGCCATCACCCGCGATATTGCCATTCAGGAAGACCGCCACGAGCTGGGCAATGATATTACTCCGCGCTTTAAGGTGGAGTATGTCGACGGCTTAAAAGGCACACCAACCAGCTATATCGCGACCTACATCGGAAAAAACCTGGACAGCCGCGCCGTGGATGGCATCGACCCGAAAACGGGCAAACCACGCGTTGACCACGAAACCGGAAAATCAATGGCCGAGAGCGTGGAGCGCGCCATCGGCTGGGCGCGCCTTCACCGGGTCCGCCAGTTCCAGTTCTTTGGCATCCCCTCCCGTCAGGTGTGGCGTGAACTGCGCCGCCTTGCCAGCCAGATGGCACGCAACCCGGAAGGCCCGCAACGGCTGAAGGATGACGCAATGGATGCGGTACTCGCTGCCGCTGATGCCGGGTGTTTTGCCTCCTACATTGAAAAACAGGGTGGCGTACTTGTTCCACGCAAGGACTACCTGATTCGCACCGCCTACGACCTCGCAGATGAGCTGAACGATTACGGCGAACAGAGCGTACAGATTTACGGGATCTGGTCACCACTCATCGGGGAATCCTCCCGTGTGTGCACGCACCCAGATAACTGGAAGCTGGTAAGACGTAAACCGGAAGCGGAAGACAGCACCCGCGAAAATGGTTTTGACCTTCAGGGCGGCCCTGCCGCCCCTTGGACTCGTGGCAATAACTGTCCCCGTGTACAGGAAACAGACAACAACGGGACAGAACAGCCGGAAGAACGGCCAGCACTGTGGCCGCAGCTTCCTGACGGCGTTGATGTGGATGAATGGATGCGCTCACTGAAACGGTACGAACGCCGGGCGCTGATGCGTTCGCTGCGTGACAAACAGGCAAAAAACAGCAGTGATGAAATGCAGAGCTGGACACAGAGCCGCAAACAGCAGCGGCCTTTGCCTGATAACCACGAATTACTCGCTAAAGAATGGCGGGAATCTGCCGAATCTCTCGGCCTGCATATCGGTGAACAGCAGATGCAGCACCTGTTACGGGGCGGCAGCCTGTACGTTGACGGCAGCATCATTGCACCGCAGGGATTTGAAATTGTACGCAAACCGGATACCCGCCCGGACAGCCGAATCACGCAGCTCTGGCAGCGCCTGAGCCGTAATCACGGCGTAAGCAGCACGGAGATCCGCCATAACCCGGTCGCCAGCTATCTGGAACAGCTGGGGGCATCAGACCCCGAAGCCGCCGCACGCCTGGCATCCACACTTCAGCAGGACCAGAACACCATGAAAACCCCCGTTACTGTGCTTTCTGACATGCTGCGCGCCATTCACGACACAGAGCACACACAAAGAATCTGTGAAACAACCGAACGCGCCTGCCACAAAGCTGACCTACTGCGAAGAGGAGTAAAGAGTGGGAACAAATAATCAAAAGAAACGGAGTTTGAAAATCAAATGATAAATAAAAGAAGGATATTCACACAGAACATGTGTATCTATGAAATGCCAATAAAATCAAATTGGTATGGACCACAAACTATGTAACATAGTGAGCTTAAACAACTTCAAATAATAAAAATAAGTAAAGCCCTAAGTCCAATCATTTAAGGCTTCAATTATCTTAGTGATTAAATATGACTCACGGTTCTTATTTTATAGTCATATTAGCTATTGATGTGGAAATATTAAAGATATGGTTATATTCAAACGCAAAATCACCTTCTATACGCTGAACATAACTTCCCTTTTCATTACGTAATAGTTTTAATGTTTCTTTATCGATGTAATAATAATCCAGTAGTTCTTTAAGCAATTTAATTTCCATCTTTGATGAAAAATAATCAGATTTTATATTAAGTAATTCTAATATCTCTTCAGAAGACATTTCCTTCTTAAGTAGTCGATTTAACATATCTGGAGAAGTTACTTTCAAGAAACAAACCAATGCTAATGCAATCATATAATAATTATCATCATTATTCGCTATACACGTATGATTATCCACTACAAGCATAGTTGAAATACATCGTTCAACTTCTCGCAGCGAGCAATTATTGGTTTCAATCAAGCATGATAAGACTCTTACAAAAGCACCATCTGTATTAATACCTAGAGAGTGATTCTGTTGTAGAGTTTTTTTAATATACGTTGTAATCGTTGTTTTGTTAGATGCTTGTAACACCATAGAGTCATACATATTTATTTTGGGCAAAGAAAACCAATAATGAATAAATTTATTCAAGTACAGACCAGTATTGATATCACCGTATTTATATGCAATTCCCTTTTCAAATTGCTCTCGATTCATTACCAATAAGAAAACCATACCTTTCACAGAAAAAAGATGCTTAATTTTTTCCAATAGCTCTAGAGAATAATCTGGGCGGGCTCGATCAAGTTCATCAATAATAATCAAGGTTTTTCTCTTTGTATTTGTATATATTTCTTCTAAAGCTTTTTTAAAGTCAGCAATTGAGTTTTTTTCCTGCTCCATGGATTTTATTTTCTCTTCAACAAAAGACTCTAACTCACTATTAATGGAATCGCTAACTGTTTTTCCTGCCGCATCAAGAGCAGAACCATTCACAACACCTGCTGTCAGGGTTGTAATAGCTACCTTTGCACCTCCGATTAATATTTTTGCACCTATTTTCTTACCAGTTTTAATAATGCGATCAGCTACATCTTCGGCCTCTACTCCTCTGTGTTTTAGTAAATTATATAGCTCAGATGATATTGAAATAAATGGATCTGATTGATAATCATTTTCAAATGCATCGAAATAAACAACATCTATATATTCACTATTAGTTAATTCTAATTCTGATTTTAACATCTTAACAAATGATGTTTTACCGCTACCCCATATATCATCTAACGCAAAAACCAAATTTGAGTCAGGAGCATTAATAATAAGCCGTATCATTTGATCATATAATGTCTTACGATTAAATATGTCAGATGTAATATCAAAACCATTCTCAAAACCATTCCGATTAGTAGTTATATTCATAGTAACTCCATTTTTTCCTTATTGAAATTAAATTAGCGTTATAAACAAACACTCTCATTAAAAAAGCAAACGAATAATAATGATTTATGATATCTTGCTATTTATCTAAAAAATTTGCAATCACAAAAAATCATATAATTAATTAAAGGTTCTTCATGCTGCAAAATAGTTATCAAATAGTATATAGTATTGTTTTTAATTGAATGCCATAATAATTACCTTAGTCCTTTAAAACTCCCAACGATGTGGCCCCAGTAATACAGTCACATATCAAGTCCTGAAACAGGATGCACATCAAATAGGGTTATGAATCTTTTTTCATATCTTGCGATCATTAAAATCTTCTCTGCTACGAGCAAATTTACCATCCGTTCTTTACGTAGAAAACAGCACGATACACACTGCACAATAGTGCACAAATTTGCACAATTTTTTTGAACGACTTTTTGCCCTTCCGGCCCGCGTGGCGGCTGGATCCGTCAAGGATCCGTGCGTGCACAAAAAAACGCGCTTTTTCTGCGCGCAGGTGACGGGGGAACAGCCCGCGTTTCAGGGGGTAAATAGCATCCCCTGAACGATGTCGCAGCGACACAACAGAATGGCTGTATTTCTCACGCTGAGCGTGAAAAAGACGTGAGGGCTTTTGATTTGATGGGGTGACAGATAAGGCCGTCAAAATCGCACTGAGGCGGCGAGAACATGCAGTCAACGCGGTGGGATTGCGTAAGAGCCTGACCGTCGATGATGGCGATAAGCTGGAAGACGTCGTGAAATTATCTGATTGATACAGGAGCTGGAGAGTCGGGGCATAAATTTTTTATGCCCCGACGAAGCAGCAGACAAGCGAAGCGCGTCAGGATGTGGGCTGGGTGTCTAACAGTGCGTAAGGGTTAAAGCGGATCACCTCTTCGCCAAGCCAGTCATTGATGTGCTTCATAGCCTCCATAACGGGCATCAGCTCGTTAATTGCATAAACCCGCGCGGCCTTCTCCACATCACCAAACGCACTTTTTTCGCCCGGCATCGCCCCCATCAGTTGCGGCGGAACGCGGTGCGCAGCCAGTACATCATCACGGGATGCCGCCTTAACATTCATGAACTCATCCTTTGCGGTGATCTGCTGGAACGGCAAAATTTGCACCCCCTCTTTGCCCCCGTTGGGCGCATGAATGAGCACGTTTTTAAATGCACCACCACCACGCGCACCCTGTAACGTTTCTTTCAGGGAGTCCATGCTTTCGCGGTTTACCTGCGCTGCACCGATGTAGATGATGCACCCGGCGTGGGATCCGTTGTCGTAGTACAGTTTTCTGAACATGTCCGCCGAATGAGAAAGGCTGGCCGAGAGTAATGCGCCAAGATATTCCGGCATGCCGTAGATTTCCTGGTTAATATCCGGATTCATCAGGTGGCATACTTTGCCAGGGCGAAACTGAAACGCGTCCTTACCATCCTGCACATACCACCATGATTCAAGATCGCTTCCGCGTCGCATGTATTTCGCCAGGGCGTGCCGTAATTTAAGCGGTTCGCCGAGCATATTGCTTCGAAGCTCAAGGAATGCATTACCGAACACAAACCAGTCCAGCGCCAGCGCCGAGAAATCCTGCCGGGAAAGCAGCGGGTGCGGGATGTAGCAACCGAGTAATACATTGCGCTTAAAGTAAAGCGCAGACTGATGCCAGGACGTTTGCCGGGCTGCTCTTGCCAGACCGTACCAGTCCACCGGGGTTTCATACCACCGCCCGTTATCAGCACAGTACATATTGTCCAGCAGGTCATGCCCGGTCAGGCGATAAGGACCATCAAATGTGAATGCACTGAGCGATGATTCTTTCCTGAGCGCATCAGCGAGATCAATGCGTGAACTCATGCGCACTTTTTTGTTTTTTCTGCTCATCAGAACTCCATAACCGTGAAACGCTCGTTTTCTCCTTCGCCGCCAATCGGTTCGTTAATGACAGCAAGCATGGTTGCCCACGCAAGGTCGCCGTGGCTGATCCCCCTCGCGCGGTCCGTTTCGTAAGTGATAAAGCCGCCCGGTGTTTTCACCTTACGCACGGCGTTAAAGGCCGCGACCAGCTCGCGTTCGGCGCGATCGTATTCCCACCGCCCGGCACGCATTATTTGCAGCATTTTCAGTACCAGCGACCGTTTTGATGACAGCGTGAAGGTGTACGGAATAGCAGCAGGGAAAAACCGTTTCACTATCTGATAAACAGCCTCCCCGTTCCCGCCCGTCACATCAATGCCGATGTGTTCCACGTTGTAGCGATACGTGAACTCTTCAATGACTCTGGCCTGTTCTTCAAACTCCAGCCCCTGAACGCGTCGCGTCTCCACCGTTCGAAAACGGCCACCAGGAACAGCCGGAGGAACCACCACGGACACAGCGCCGCTGTCGCCGTTGCCACTACTGCCGTTTGCGTCATACCCAATCCATACCGGACGATTCCCCATCGGGCGGGGAGCAAAAGGTTTCCAGTCTTTCCAGTCGTCGTATCCGTCAACACCGCAGCCAATCAGGATATTCAGGTTAAATGCCGATTCCCCTTCGCGGACAAACTCACACATATAGAGATTGAGGAACTCGTCTTCGGTGTTTTCATCACGAATTTCGTCGATATCAGTGTGTTTCCAGCCGTGATTAACCACATCTTCCAGCGTGACAATTTGCCGCCACGTCCGGTCAGGGCAGATAAGCCCGTTATGCAGCGTTTTCCAGTCCACAGAAAAACGCTGGCGTTTATGCGAGGCCTTTTTCTCATTCCAGCGGTCGCCGTTCCAGTAGGCGTATGCCTCGTGCGTTTCGGTGGATGGCGTGGAGAAGTAGGTGCGCCGCAGTCCGCTGAGGGTTGCCATAGCGCCAGCCACCTTGCGCAGTTCAGCAAAGCGACTGACCCAGAAAAATTCATCAAAATAAAAATTGCCCGTATAGGACTGTGCCGACGCAGCAGAAGTGCCGAGAAAATGCAGCTCTGCGCCGTTGGAGAGGATGATTTTATCGCCCCCTTTCAGCTCCACATCAACTTCAGCCGCGGCCTTCTGAATAATGCTTTTAAACTGGAACGCCTGACGACGCGACGCAGACAAAAAAATCTGGTTACGCTGGTAAGGTTGCGCCACATCGTCACGCAGCGCCATCAGCAGTGCTTCCTGTGCAAAATACCAGGTCGCCCCAATCTGTCGGGATTTCAGGATCATCCTGTTACGTATCCCGGCTTCCCTGCAAAGGGTCAGGGAGTCAAACCAGCCCCGCTGATGCCACTCCAGCCTGCTGATGATTTTTTCCCGCAGTGCGGCAATCTGTTCCGGCGTGAAATGATTTTTGAGTTTTTTCGCCCGGCCTTTCTTTCCTGCGGCCGTCGCATCCGGCTGGCCATCATGCAGCTTTTTAAGCTGCCGGGTCAGCAGGTCTATTTCCTTAAAGTCACCGCCTGTTTTATTCTGTTTTTCAGTAAGCTGGATGAGGCGCGCATCGATGGACTGCGTGACACGCTGCACGGGTGGCGTTTCATCCCACTGGTCACGTTTTTTCCACGCATAAATCGTGTTCGGGTTTATTCCCATCAGACGTGATATTTCTGCGGGCGGATAACCCTGCCAGTAAAGTTGCCGCGCACGCTGGCGCACAAAAGCGTCCTGAATCATTGCTCCCCCTGAGTAATTACAGGAAGATTACCCGCGCGCGAAACTGTTCTCCTTAACCCCCTGTTCTGGCCGTTTTCTTACAACAAAAGCCCTTTGTATCAGCCTGTTACGCTTTGCCATCATGACTGAAGAACCAGTCAGAGGGGCAAAAACTATGGCTAATGAAAAAAAGACATCCCGCAAAAAGTTTCGCGTGGCTGTCTCCGGATCAACTGTTGATGGCCGTGAAATCAGTCCGGTGCATCTGCGTGAAGCCGCCGAGAACTTCGACCCGGATGTTTACGCTGCCCGCGTGAACGTTGAGCACTATCTCTCGCCATGCCCGTCAAGCGAATTTTCCGCAATGGGCGATGTCACCGCACTGAGTACGGAAGACATTACGGAAGGTCCGCTGGCCGGACGTACTGCGCTGTATGCAGAAATCGAACCGACCGAGCGCATGAAGCAGCTTGTCGCGGACGGCAAGAAAATCTATTCCAGTATCGAACTGCACCCGCAGTTCTCCGTTAACGGGCGCGCCTATCTGGTCGGGCTGGCGATGACCGACACCCCGGCAAGCCTGGGCACTGAGCGCCTGAAATTCACGGCACAGCAACGTCAGGCGGTGATGACGTTCAACAGTATCCAGGGTGAAGCGCCGCTTATCTCCGAAGCCATCGAGTCTGAAATCATCGAAATGGCAGAACAACGCCAGGAAGAAGGCACCCAGTGGTTTAACCGCGTAATGGGGATTATTGGCCGTGGCCGCAAAGCGGATGACGCCAGTTTTTCCCGTATTCAGGAAGCGGTGGAAGGCGTCGCAACGTCACAGGCCGACATTATCGACCGTTTTAATGTGCTGGAAACCCGCCATCAGCAGGACCGCCAGAAAATTACGTCACTGACCACAGAGCTGGCAGCACTGAAGGAAAAACTGCGCACGCAGGACGGCGATCCGCAGAACCGGTTCACCGCAACAGGTGCAGCCTCCGACCAGCTGGCTGACTTCTGATAAGACAAAGGAGCAAATTTTTTATGAATCTGGTGATGTCAGATATTACCCGCAACAAGCTGGGTTGCTATATGGCGCAGCAGGCGTCGCTTAATAATATTCCGGTTTCCGCACTGGTATCGCGATTTACCGTGGAACCCTCGGTGCAGCAGCGTTTTGAAAACGCCTCAAAGGAAAGCACCGAATTTACAAAAAGAATTAACGTGATCGGCGTGACCGACCAGAAAGGCGAAAAAATCCTCCTGGACACCACCGGGCCAATTGCACGCACGAATACCAGTTATGACGGCACAAAACGCCGTAACCCGAATAACGTGGTTGATCTGAAAAACCGCAAATACCAGTGCGAACAGGTGAACTACGACACGTTTATTTCATATCCGCAGCTTGATGCCTGGGCGGCACATCCTGATTTTCAGTCCCGCATCAGCGCACAGATTGCCCGGCAGGTGGCGCTTGACCGCATCATGATCGGTTTCAACGGCACGTCTCACGCGGATGAGTCCAACTTCAGCACCAACAAGCTGCTTCAGGACGTTAACGTGGGATGGCTGGAGCACATCAGAACCGACGCCAGCGAACGCGTTATGAATGACGTGACGCTGACCTCCCGCAACATGGACAACACCGTGGCGCACGCGGGTAAGTATGCGAACGCTGATGCACTGGTACAGGACGCGCGTTCATCCCTGCTGGATGAATGGCACAAGGAAGCTGACGACCTTGTGGTGATTATGGGGCGCAACCTGTTTAACTCGCTGCGTCTGCCCGTGCTGAACAGCATCAGCGGCCAGAATCCCAATGCGGAATTACTTGCCGGGCAGCTCATCCTGTCATCGCGCACCATTGGCGGGCTGGGCGTGTTCCTTGCACCGTTCTTCCCGGATGCAACGATGCTGATCACCTCGTTCAACAACCTGTCGATTTACTGGCAGAAAGGTTCAATGCGTCGCCTGATGAAAGACGAGCCGGAATACAACCGCATCGCCACCTACCAGTCCATCAATGACGCTTATGTCGTTGAAGACTATGGCAAGTGCGCGATGGTCACTGGCCTGAAGTTCGCCGACAGCTAATCAACTCACGGCGGGCATCATGCCCGCCAGTAACGGAGAGAACAAATGATTACTCCTGCACAGCAACACTGGCAGAACGTGATGGCACAGCGCGCAGGCCGGGCGAATGAAGGCGTGGACCACGCCGCGCGTACCGCGCATGAAGAGGTGCTGTATCGTCTGCGTCTGGCACAAGCCCGGCTTAAGGGCGTACAGGCCAGAAGCGCGAAAGCCGCCATCAAAAAAGAGTTGTTGCCGGATTTTTCCGGCTGGATTGAGGGAACGCTGGAGGCTGACGGCGGGCAGCAGGATGAAGTGATTGCCACGCTGATGGTGTGGGCGATTGACTGTGGCGATCTTCCGCTTGCGCTGCGTATCGGCGCGTATGTGGTCCGTCACAACCTCATCATGCCGGATAACTTTGGCCGTACTGCTGCCACGGTACTGACCGAAGAAATCTGTAATCCGGTACTGACGCAGGCCGGGACGGATGCCGACGCGGATTTGTCCGCCTTTATCGAACCATTGGACACCCTCCGGGAGATTGTCACCGACCAGGACATGCCGGACGAAGTGCGCGCCAAATTATGCAAAGCGTGCGCCTTTGCCCGCCGTGGCCTGAGTGATGCGGACAGCATGGCCCTGTCACTGAAGCTGCTGCGCGAAGCAATGCACCTGAACCCGAACGCAGGTGTGAAACGCGAGATTGCAACCCTTTCCCGCGCCCTGAAAAAAGCCGATTCCGCAGCCGCACCAGAAGACGCCAGCGCACAGCAGGCGCAGGACGAAAGCAGCAAAAGTAAAAAGACAACGCGGAAGCCTGCAACACGAAAAACCACCGCGACGCAGAAGGCGAAGCGCGGTTAACGACTGACCCCGTCAGCGGGCGGCGTGCGCGGTGTTCTGGTTTGACTCCGTGACCGTTTACACCGCGCACCCACCGCCCGATTTTTTCAGGAGTGAACCCCATGAGTATGGTTGCCAGAACCAACCCCGGACCCGCAGAGGACGACATCACCGATACCGATGATGGTGATACCCGTATTTCAGCGGGTGCATTCTGGCCGGATATTGTGCTGCGTGAACTGCGTCTGGCGGTACGACTGCCGGGCCGTGTGACCACCTCCCGCCTGCTGCATACCGCCACCGGGGCCGTGGCACACGTTACCCGCGAGCTGGAAGCGTGGCAGCAGGAACAGCAGGCGGCTGGCCATCAGACGCTGGCCGATGTTCCGGCACCCGTAATTAACGGAGAAAGCGTCAATCTCTGGCACTGGCGCAATGCGGTTTACACCGCCACACGCGCCCTGATTCTGGAGCGTTACCGCGATGCGGACACAACGGACAAGGGCGACCGCCGGGCGGACGCACTGGATATACAGACATCGGATTTGTGGCGCGATGTGAGCTGGGCCATCTCTGACATTCTGTGCCGCCCGCGAATCTTTGCGGAGTTGTGCTGATGAAAGTGAAGGCACTGGAAGGCGACACCGTGGATTCGCTCTGTTTCCGGTACTACGGCACGACGCAGGGCGTCACCGAAAAGGTGCTGGATGCCAACCCCGGACTCTGTCAGCAGGTATTTCTGGACGCCGGGCAGGACGTGGAGATGCCGGAGCCGGAGAAGAAGAAACGAGAAATGATTCAGTTGTGGGGGGAGTAGCAGTGAGCACCATTCAAACAGGGATCACAGAGCAGGTTATTGCGTGGCTCTTTGACCACCTGCCAACGGTGTATGCAGTAGGCGCGGCGGTCAGCATTTCCGCGCTGATGAGTCTTTATGACGGACGAACACTGGTTCAGACCGTAACGGGATCGCTGGCGTGCGGCGTTCTTGCCATGGCCGTGGCCGGGTCGTTGCGCTTCTTCGGTTTTCCTGAAGATGCCGTGACGTTTATCGGCGCATCAATCGGTTTTATGGGCGCAGAGAAAGCACGCGACAAGGTTATTGCAGCCTTTAATCGCAGGGTGAAGGAGAAGGACGAATGAGCAACACATTTAAATTCAGCAGCCGGAGCGAAAAGAATTTGCAGGGCGTAAATCCTGATCTGGTGAAAGTGACCCGACGGGCACTGGAAATTTCGGAAGTGGATTTTGGTATCACCGAAGGGTTGCGCAGCCGTTACCGCCAGAAGCAACTTGTGGCCACAGGTAAGAGCCAGACCATGAACAGCCGCCACCTTACGGGACATGCCGTGGATGTTGTGGCTTATATCGGCAGCCAGGTGTCATGGGAATGGCCGCTGTACGAAAAAATCGCAGCAGCATTCAGACAGGCCAGCCGGGAACTGAATATTCCGGTGGAATGGGGCGGCGACTGGAAGACCCTGAAAGACGGACCGCATTTTCAGTTACCACACGGAGCCTATCCGGCATGAAGCTCTGGCCCACGCTGGGCGTCGCTTTCCTTCTGATTGCCGCATGGGGAACATCCATGCGTCTGTCGTGGTCGCTGGGCCGGGAGAACGCCAGAAACGAAGCGCAGGCCAGCGCCCTGAAAAGCACCGTCGACAACCTGAATATCATCAGCACCGGGGTACAGGATATGCAGCAGGTGCTGGCGCAACTCCGCGTGGAAAATCAACAGCGAAATCAGGACGGAGAGGCCAGACGTGAACAGTTACGCAACGATATTGCAAAAGATGAATGCGCCCACGCTTTGCCTGACGCTCGTTTTACTGACAGGTTGCGCAGGCACGCAGAACGCGCCACGGCCAGCGCCGTCAGTCCGGCTTATACCGCAGACGCTGACCATACCGGTAACACCTCCCCCCTTCCCTGACACTCCCACATGGGGAAATCTCGGTATATGGGGCGACCGCCTTCTGGATGCACTGGAAACCTGTAACGCGGATAAACGGACCATTGAATTACTGGAACAGCGCAGGCTGCAACAACTGAACAACGAGGACAACAACCATGCTGAAAACTGATTCCCTGCGTGAAGCCATGACCCGTTCATGCCGATGGTGTCAGGCCAACCCGGAAAAATTCACCATTTTCGTGGAGAGCGGCAACATTGAAACGACAGGAGAAACCCCATCGTTTGTTTACCGCTATCAGATGGTGATGTTTGTCATGGATTACGCCGGGGAGCTGGATGACCTCACGCTGCCGCTGCTGGCGTGGTTATCCGAAAATCAGCCACAGTTGTTGCTCAACCCTGAGCGTAATCAGGACATCAAATTCTCCGCCGTTATCAATGGCGATGACAGCGCCGATCTCCTGTTTACGCTCCCCCTGCGGGAACGCGTTCGCATCACGCGCAGCAGTCAGGGCACACCGCAGGCAGAACACCTGCCGGAGCCAAAACCCCGCCTGCCATCTTCCGAAGGCGACTGGTCGCATGTATTCCAGGATGTGACGTGGTGTGAAAGCGATGGATAAGGCATTCACCCGCGTGGATGAAACCTTTGAGGCCATCCGCGACAGCCTGAATCAGCAGGCCATCAATAACATCGCCAGAAAGCTGGCACAGGATTTACGCCGCGCCCAGCAGGCGCGCATCCGGTCACAGAAAGCGCCGGACGGGACCGCATGGACACCGCGCAGACGCCGCGTAACCCGGATACAGGAACGCATTCGCTTTATCTGGAATAACGAAGCACGCACGCTGAAAAACTGGCATCACGACACGGGGAAATACGGGCGAACCATTACCGGATGGGATGAGGATAAAAACAATATCCGCACGTTTTACCGGGATGACATCGACCGTTTTCTGGAAATACGCACCCGGCGCATCAACCAGGACAGCACAAAGCGCGTCCCCATGTTCGTAAAACTGCGCACCGCCCGCTACCTGAAAGCCCGTGCAGATGCTTCCGGTGTGACGGTGGGTTACAGCGGCGTGGCCGCACGTATTGCCCGCGTTCATCAGTTCGGTGAGCGCGATCAGGTTGCGCCGGGCATTTTCACCGATTACCCGGTACGTGAGCTGTTGGGCATCAGTCAGGCAGATGAACGCCTGATTTATAACACGGTGCTGGGCCGGATTGCGGAGGCTGTACGGTGAGCGCAGAACTCATGCGACTGCTGAGCAATATCATCCGCACCGGGATCATCTCTGAAGTTGATGAGAAGTCCTGGCGCGTGCGCGTTCGCAGCGGCGAACTGGAAACAGGCTGGCTGCGCTGGAACACCACGCGCGCGGGAGCCTTCAATGTGTGGCTGCCGCCATCACCAGGCGAACAGGTGGTAATTGCCTGCATTGGCGGCAACCCGGAAACCGCCATGATAATTGGCAGCCTGTGGAGTGATGCCAATCCGGCTCCCGGCAAAAGCCTGAAAGAAATCGTGATCAGCGCGCCGGACGGCGCGGTGTTCCGCTACGACGCGGACGCAGGCGCACTGAGCGCCAGCGGCATGAAAACGGCCACTTTACAGGCATCCGTCAGCGTGAAACTGGACACGCCCGTCGTGGAATGCACAAACCTTCTGAGAACGGCGACGCTTGACGTAACAAAAGGAGGAAAGATGAGCGGCAATATCACGCACAGCGGCGGCAACTTCACCTCAAACGGCATTACCGTGCATACGCATAAACACGGTGGCGTGAAAGGTGGCAGCGATTCGACAGGAGGCCCGCAGTGACAACCCGCTACACAGGAATGAATCCGGACGGGACGGGAAACCTGAACGATATGGAGCACCTGAAACAGTCAGTCAGGGACATCCTGATCACCCCGCTGGCAAGCCGGGTTATGCGACGGGAATATGGCAGCCTTGTGCCTGATTTGATTGACGAACCCATGAATAACACAACTCGTCTGCAATGCATGAGTGCTGCCGTGATTGCGCTGACACGATGGGAACCCCGCATTGCCCTGGACGCCATCGACGTTGTCTGGAAGGCAGGAGGCCGCGCCGGGGTGACGCTGTCGGGCATTGTCATGCAGACCATGCAGAATGTTGAATTAACCATCACGCTGAGAGAGTAAATCATGCCTGCTGTTGACCTTTCCCAGTTACCGGAACCCGCCATCATCGCGGAGCCTGATTTTGAGGCAATTCTGGCTGACACAAAGGCCATGATGATTGCGTCCTATCCTGCCGAACAGCGTGAAGCCGTCTCCGCCGCGCTGGAGCTGGAATCGGAACCCCTGAACGTTATCGCCCAGACAACAGCGTTTCGTGAAATGCTGTTACGCCAGCGGGTCAATGAGGGTGCACGCGCCTGCATGCTAAGCCACAGCGCCGGGACAGACCTGGACAACCTCGCGGGCAATATGAACACAAAGCGCCTGGTTATCACTCCGGCAACGGATACCACCGACGCGGTGATGGAAAGTGACACCTCACTGAGACTGCGGGCGCAACGGGCGTATGACGGTCTGAGTGTTGCTGGCCCGTCAGGTGCATACGAGTATTTTGCACGCAGCGCCAGCGGTCTGGTACGCGACGCGCGGGCCATCAGCCCGTCTCCGGCCAACGTGACGGTTTCCATCCTGTCCACTGAGGGCGACGGCACAGCAACGGAGGCGTTGCTTAATACCGTTCGCGCCGTTCTGAATGCAGAGGATACCCGCCCGGTGGCCGACCGCCTGACCGTACAGAGCGCCAGAATCGTGACATGGCGGCTGAATGCAAAACTGTACTTTTACCCTGGCCCGGAATCCGAACCTATTCTGGCTGCGGCTGAATCGTCGTTCAGGAAGTGGCTGGCTGAGCAGGGGCTTATCGGTCAGGACGTGGCGTTGTCCGCCATTGCTGCCGCACTGCATGTGCACGGTGTGCAACGCGTGGAGATAATCGAACCCACACAGAATATGGCCATCAGCGACATACAGGCGGCGCGCTGTGAGTCGCTCACCATCAGCGAAGGTGGGCGTAATGAGTAATTCGTTGTTACCACCATCAGCCAGCAATTTCATGCGTTGTGCCGAAGCCGTCGGAACACGCATTACAGACATTCCGGTAGACCTCAACACGCTGTGGTCGCCGGACACCTGCCCGGTACATCTGCTGCCTTATCTCGCCTGGGCGTTTTCCGTTGACCGCTGGGATCGCAACTGGCCGGAAGAGACAAAGCGACAGGTGATTCGTGATGCATGGCTGATACACCGACACAAAGGAACCATCAGCGCCCTGCGAAGAGCCGTGGAGCCTCTCGGCTACCTGATTGAAGTAAAGGAGTGGTGGCAACTCAACGAGGAGCCGGGAACATTTCGCATTGTTGTCGGAGTACTTGATCAGGGCATCACCGATGAAATGTATCAGGAACTTGAGCGCCTTATTGCGGATGCAAAACCAGTAAGTCGCCATCTGACAGGGCTGGCGATCAGTCTGAGTGTGAACGGAAAGATTTTCGTTGGTACGGGATGCTATTACGGCGACGCCCTGACGGTTTATCCCTACACCCCGGAGTCCATTGTTGTCGAAGGGGATTATTTCCCGGCCCCGGCCATTCATTTAATTGATAACCTGAGAGTAAACGCATGACAGTGAAATACTACGCCATTCTGACTAATCAGGGCGCAGCACGACTGGCTAACGCGACGATGCTCGGCAGTAAGCTGAATCTGACGCAAATGGCCGTTGGTGATGCAAATGGTGTATTACCGACACCAGATCCTGCACAAACAAAACTGATTAACCAGAAACGCATTGCACCGCTGAATCTTCTGAGTGTTGACCCGAACAGCCAGAACCAGATTATTGCGGAGCAAATCATCCCTGAGAACGAGGGTGGATTCTGGATACGTGAGATTGGCCTTTATGATGATGAAGGCGTACTCATTGCGGTGGCGAACTGCCCGGAAACGTACAAACCGCAGTTGCAGGAAGGCAGTGGTCGTACCCAGACTATCCGCATGATTCTGGTTGTCACGAACACCGAAGCCATCACGCTGAAAATCGACCCGGCTGTGGTACTGGCAACACGTAAATATGTGGATGACAAAATTTCTGAGCACGAACAGTCACGACGCCACCCGGACGCCTCGCTGACCGCAAAAGGTTTTACTCAGTTAAGCAGTGCAACTAACAGTACATCTGAAACACTGGCCGCAACACCGAAAGCGGTAAAGGCTGCATATGACCTGGCTAACGGGAAATATACCGCTCAGGATGCGACTACGGCACGAAAAGGCCTTGTTCAACTCAGTAGCGCCACAAACAGCACGTCTGAAACACTGGCTGCAACGCCAAAAGCGGTCAAGGCGGCGTATGACCTGGCTAACGGGAAATATACCGCCCAGAACGCCACCACGACGCAAAAAGGGCTTGTTCAGCTCAGTAGTGCAACCAACAGCACATCTGAAACACTGGCTGCAACGCCAAAAGCGGTAAAGGCTGCATACGACCTGGCTAATGGAAGACAACCGGCAAACGCCATACTCACTGCTCTGGCAGGGCTTGCTACAGCGGCAGATAAACTCCCTTATTTTACAGGGGTAGATCGTGCCGCGTTAACTGCACTGACAAGTGTTGGTCGTGCAATTCTTAGTAAGCCCAGCACACAGGGAGTTCTTGATTATCTTGGTTTGGGAGAAGGCTCTGCATTGCCTGTTGGTGTACCTGTTCCGTGGCCCTCCGCAACCCCGCCAACGGGCTGGCTGAAATGCAACGGCGCTGCCTTTGATAAGGTGAAATATCCCCATCTTGCTACAGCATATCCATCAGGGAAACTACCTGATCTCCGTGGTGAGTTTATTCGTGGATGGGATGACAGGCGTGGTATTGATGCAGGACGTGCTTTATTGAGCATTCAGACTGGGATGCTGGAAAAACACCGCCATATTGTTGTTGCCAACGATGGGTATGATTCAAAAGAGGAATGGGAACTGGCGACAATCTTCAGAAGAGCATATACGCAAGGCCGGGGGCTTGATGCTGCCGATGCCGGAGGAACTCTGATTCCATCACCAACGCTACATACACGAGGGAGTATTGGTAACACAGGTGGGAGCGAAACCCGTCCACGAAATATTGCATTTAACTATATCGTGAGAGCTGCATAATGGATAAAGCCGTATTAAATAGCGAACTTATTGCCACGAAGGCGGGGAATATTACCGTCTATAACTATGATGGTGAAACACGGGAATATATTTCCACTTCAAATGAATATCTTGCCATTGGTGTCGGTATCCCTGCATATTCCTGTTTAGATGCCCCTGGCACACATAAGGCGGGTTATGCTATCTGCCGTTCGATGGATTTAAACTCATGGGAATATGTGCCAGATCATCGCGGTGAAATTGTCTATAGCACCGAAACAGGAGAATCGAAAGAAATCACAGCTCCGGGTGATTATCCTGAAAATACAACCACTATCGCCCCGTTAACGTCATACGATAAATGGGATGGTGAGAAATGGGTGACGGATACCGAGGCACAGCACAGCGCCGCAGTAGATGCAGCAGAAGCACAGCGCCAGTCGCTGATTGATACTGCAATGGCTTCCATCAGTCTGATTCAACTGAAATTGCAGGCCGGACGTAAACTGACACAGGCAGAAACAACCAGACTTAACGCTGTGCTGGATTACATTGACGCGGTGACGGCAACAGATACCAGCACCGCGCCGGATGTCATCTGGCCTGAATTGCCGGAGGCGTAGGCCATTCAATATCTGGCGCACTGGAGGTATCAACCAGCTCCAGTGCATCCAGATAATCCAGCCACAAATTATATTGCGCCAGTTCCTCACCTTTCAGACGACCAATAGCGGCTTTACCGGGCCATTGCTTACTGTTCATGTATTCGTTGGCCTGGTTAATTAGTAGCTGTCTTTCTGATTCAGTAATTTCAATAAGCTCTTCATGCGTGGGTTGAGGAATATCTGCCCACGCAGGCAGCCCATCATCTCCGGCAATACGGATTTTTCCTTGTGGCGGCTCAGCCATAAATTCACCGACAATATTTTGATTAACTTCTTTCACATCTGATAAATCCCATCCCTCTGATTTATATTTATCAATCATATCCACAGGGAAAAAAGCATTATGTCTGGCACTATAAACATATTCGTTCATATAAATCACCCTGAATAAAATTACTCACCAACAGCCCACCAACTGTAATTCATCGATACTGTGGAGCTGGTTGATGCAGTTCTGTAAGCGGAATTAAAACCGGTTAGTGTTGGACCTTCTGCAGTCATCACGAATCCCCGTCCAGCGCCTAAAGGCGCACCACCATCACCAGAATGGGTAAGCATGGCGCAGTCCACTTCTTTAGGAAAAGGGATGCTGAATGTAATTCTCATTGTTTGCGTCGATAATGTCGGCGTAATCGCACCACGACCATATTGCAGGATTTTCCCGTTGGGTAATTTCATCCATCCATCACCACTGGCAAAAGAAGCCATGTCCGGTATCTGATTTTCCCCTGTTCCCACCCCCCGTTTCGCTGCTTCTCCCAAACCAACGTTTGTGAAAATGCAGAGATAACGGGTAACGGGCATCATCTCCGGTTTTTATTCAGGGGGATGCTCATGCTTATTGGTTATGTTCGCGTATCAACAAATGACCAGAACACGGAATTGCAGCGTAACGCGCTGGAGTGCGCAGGATGTGAACTGATTTTTGAAGATAAAATCAGCGGAACGAAATCAGCCAGACCGGGATTGAAAAAACTGCTCAGAACGCTATCAGAAGGAGATACGCTGGTTGTCTGGAAGCTGGACAGGCTGGGCAGGAGTAAGAAACACCTGATCACGCTTATTGAGGAATTGCGGGAAAAAGGTGTTAATTTCCGTAGCCTGACGGACAGCATTGACACATCAACACCCATGGGGCGTTTCTTTTTTCACGTCATGGGAGCTTTAGCAGAAATGGAACGTGAATTAATTGTAGAGCGTACACTGGCCGGGCTGGCAGCAGCACGAGCACAGGGACGCATTGGCGGACGTCGCCCGAAGTTGACAAAAGAACAACATGAGCAAATAGAAAGGCTGATTAAAAACGGCCATGACAGGAAACAACTGGCGATCATTTACGACATCGGTATATCGACGATTTATCGTTATCACCCTGTAGGCGATATACAGGCTGAAGAAACAACCGGGCAGACTCAGGGAAAATAAAAAACCGCTAATCTGACCATTAGCGGTTTTGCGTTAATCAAAACAGCCCTTTAACGGAGCTGGCCGCGCTGTTAAGGGATGATGTGACCTTATCTTTGAAGCCGGACAGCATATCACTGAACGATGAGGATTGCAGGCGCTCCCGCAAATCCTCATCACAGCGTTCAAGAGTCAGTGAAAATTCTATCTTTTTCGCCTTACCGTAGCGATCAAACTCGGAACGGGTCGTATTCGTTTCGGTCAGGACATACATGCCGTAAATCTGCCCGACGCCATCAATAAGAGGCCAGGGGCGTCCTGTATACGCCTGCGTGGTCAGCAGCGACAGCGACACTTCGCCACCTGTAATTTCAGGATAAAGCACACCAGAAAGAACGATGCGATCATCGCCTGCCCCGATATACTGCCAGCTTGCTGAACGGTTAACGCGTTCATTTTTCACATGTCGCCAGCTTTTATTTTGCTGTAACTGCTGATGCGGCAATGTGCGCAACTCAAAAACAAACATGCCGTAGATCATCATCATGGCCATGACTCCTCAATCTTTATCGTAAAAACTGCCACGCCCGGCACGGGCGCGCCGTTCCATTTCTGCCCTGACCATTTCACCGACCAGTTTCGCCAGTTCGCGGGGATTCTGCGTAACAACGTTATGCAGATGAACATGAATTTCACCGCCAAATCCGGAGGCAACAGGCTCCCGGTTACGGGAAGTTGCAGGAACTGACGCCACTGGCGATCGTATGGCCTCCGCCACCGGGCGGGAGCTGGCCGCAACAACAGGGACCAGCGCCGGAGGCAGCGGAGCCTGGACCACGGGTGCGATCTTAATTGCGGGGGCAGGCTTACTGACCTGCGCAATCTTCCGCTCCTGCCACTCCCCACGAACAGCAAGTGCGCGGGGCAGGTTCTTAAAGACAATATCGCCAGGGCCAATGCGTTTTTTCGTCTCATCAACCAGCTTACCTGTGTTATCAGCAATCTTGCTGAGTCTGCGTAGCGTACCGGTATTGCTGTCTGTGAGCGGTTTGTTGTCTTTGGGTTTATCGCCTCCGGTGCCATTGCCATTTTCCGCAGACTTCGGCGGATTGATTTTCGCAATGTCTCCCTGAAACAGAGCAACCTTGTCCTGAAGAATGGCCGCACGCTGTGCGTCTTCGATTTTCTTGCGCGCCCTTTCCGCTTCATCCGGAAGAACACCGAGTTTTTCAAGTATCCACGCCAACGTATCCAGCAGCATTTTTGCAGGCGTCAGGACAAGCTGTAACGCACCGCCAAGAACGTTACCGAATACCTCGCCAGCACTTGTGCATTTATCCAGCGTTTCCTTGCTGGACTCCATCGGTGACAACAGCGATTTAAACCAGTTAAACACCTGGCTGATCCCGCTTCCGATTGCGTCAAAAACAGGACCAAACCGTTCAAAGGTTTCGCGTAACGGGGCCAGCCGCTCCATAATCCCGCTGAACACCCCGGCATAAAACGCCTTGATGGGTTCCCAGTATTTCCAGATGAGAACTGCCGCAGCCACAAACGCAGCAGCAATCAATCCGACCGGGCTGAACAGCGCCCCGATAGCGCCCCCCAGTAACGAAACGGAACCCGTCACCATTCCCCATAGTGCAGGCAGGAGCCTGACAGCATTCATTGATCCGGTCAGGAGGGAAAAACCAAGACGCAGTTTTGCCAGTGGGCCAGCAAGCACACCAAGAGCAAGCGACAACGAGCCTACGGTTGCAGTCACTGCCAGCAGCGCACCGCCTGCAATCAGTAGCTGGCGCGTCAGTACAGGATGGGCCTGCGCCAGTGCCGTCACTTTTGAGACCACCCGCGTTAGCCACTGCGTGACAGAACGCAGCGAACCGTCAACCAGATCACTGATGCGAATACGAAGACCTTCCCATGCGCTGTCGAGATTTTTCAGGTCGCCATCAAGGTTGTCGGCCATAACCTTTGCCGTGCGTTCAGCCTCACCGCGTGCGCCCTCAAGTTCTTTTCTCAGTTTGGGTAAGGAACCGTCACCCGCCGCATCAACGAGTGCCATAAACGATGTGAAAGCCTCTTCCCCGGCGATGTCCTTAAAGAAGGATACCCGGTCAACTTCCCCGTATTTGCGGGTAGCTTTATAAAGGTCAGCCAGCAGATCTTCCATCGGGCGCATTTTGCCCCCGGCATCCGAGACGGACACGCCCAGTTCTTTCAGCGCTTCTGCCGCTGCCTTTGGCGGTGATGCCAGACGAGCCAGGCTGGCACGCATTGCCGTCCCGGCATCACTCCCTCTGATGCCCATATTCGCCAGCACGCCAGCCATCGCTGCGGCCTGCTCCAGCGATATTCCCAGCTTACCCGCCACCGGACCTGCATATTTCATGGTTTCGCCCAGTGCGCGAAGGTCAGTGTTGGTACGGGTAAACGCTGCGGTGAGTGTGTCACCGACCCGGTCCATCTGGTCAGCAGAAAGGCCGAACTGCGTCAGGATATTTGAGCCAATATCTGCCGTCTCGCCGAGATCCATACCGCCAGCCGTTGCCATGCTCAGTACGCCGGGAAGCGCAGCCTGAATGGCCTGCGGAGTGAAGCCAGCCATTGCAAGAAATGCCTGTCCACTGGCGGCATCGCCTGCGGTGAACTGCGTTTCAGAGCCAAGTTTTAACGCCTGCTCACGCAGCGCCTTAAACTGCGGGCTGTTTTTGTCGATTCGCGTCAGCGCCTGAACGCGGGACATCTCTTTCCCGAACCCGATCGCAGGCTGCAAAAAACGCCCGGCGGCATAACCGCCAGCCGCTGCCGCACCAATTGCCAGCGCACCACCTGTTTTCAGTTTTCCCGCAGTTTCCTGCGCGCGCGAATACCGCTCACGCGCCCGCGTTACACGCGCAAGCGCCTGCCGTTCGCGTTCAAGCTGGTTGTTGTACTGTTCGGTGCGTCTGATGGCCTGCTGGATGGTGTTATCGCTGCCTGTCAGGGAAATGCCGTGGCGTTTCAGCTCTCCGCCAAGCTCCCGCATTTTCTGAATTTCCCGTGTGCGCGATTCATTCAGGCGTTCAAGCCGGGTGCTTAACTGCTGCATCAGCTTTTGCTGTTTTTCGCTGAGCACTGTACCCGTGCGTTGTAACTGATTAAGGGCGTTAAGCTGGCGTCGTGCTTTTACGATGCCCGCATCCGCTTTACTGACAGCGTCACGGGCGCGCTCAAATGAACGCGCCTGACGCTCGAGATTTTTGATCGCCCCCTGCGTTCGCTGGATAGAGTCACCAAACTGCCCCATCAGGCGGCGGGCGTTTTCGGCAGGCCGGGTCAGCCTGTCAACGGCGCTGAAAGCGACCCGGATATCAAGAGTCTTCATTGTCTGCATTCCCGCTGCGAAGTGCCGCCCGCTCACGCCAGCTAACCACTTCGCCGGGCGTCATCATGAAGATTTCGGCGGGCGACCAGTTAAAAATGGCGGCAATATCCGCCACCAGATCTTCGATGTGCTCAAAGCACACCAGGGTGATTACGCTGCCGTCTCCTGCACGCTCTTCGCGCCAGAGTCTGGCTCGCTCATAAAATTTACAGCCACAGCGCACAACTGAATAAAATCGCGTGACGACATTTTTTTAATCATCACTTCATCCAGTCGTGGCGAAGTCACGCGAGGCAACAGCGTGAACATGGTATCCGCTTTCAGATTCAGCACATCAGACAGCGACAAACCTCGCAGGGATCCAGCCTGCTCAATAGCCCCGGTGATCTCCACATACGTGATTTTTTCGCCGCCACGCTCAATTGGCCGGGAAAGTTTTACACCACGTTCGACAGCCATATCCTCATCTGCCGTCACATCATCCGCCACGGTGTTATTCTGGGTTTCAGTATCGATGTTTTTCATCAGTGGTCTCCTTTTCAGTCAGAGGCGACGCACTGCGCCGCCTGCATATTACTTATCAGCCAAGCCCAAGCGCGGAACGGATGCGATCGGGCGCAATGTCCTTGCCGTCCTTCCGGTAAATGAAGTTCAGCAGGTCAATCTCCCACAACGGGCGATCGTTAACGCTCAGCTTGTAGTAGGTGTTTTTAATGGCGTAAGTGTGTGATGTGGCTTCGCCCTGTTTGGCTTCCCCCATATCAATTTCCGTCACACGTCCGCGCATTTCGACTTCATACAGGTCGCTTTCTGCATCGGTGTAGTATTCACCCGCAAAACGCAGCAGTGTGCCGTCAATCGTGCCGCCATACTTAAGGAACAGCTCACGAACTGCGCCCCCCATGACAAAGCTCGCATCAAGCGCGGAGTCGTCCAGGCCGAGATCAATACTTACCGCCCCCATCATGCCACCACCCCGGTAGCTGTCGGTTTTGCGCGTCAGCTTAGGCAGAGTGACGGACGTCACCTTACCCACTTCGTTTTCGCCATCCACAAACAGCGTAAAAAAGCGAAGATGTTTTGGCACAGCCATCAGGCACCTCCCAGCACCGCAAATGCGGGTTCAAAGTATTCATCAGTAAACGTCTGGTAAAGCTCCATGTCTTCCAGTGGCGGAACGGGCGTATATTTGTAGCGAATACGCACACGCCCCTGACGTAAATCCGTGGTGCTGTTATCCACCACGTCATACCAGCACTCTGCGCCAATCAGTTTCCCGGCAGTAACCAGTGAATCCAGTTTTGCCCTGATGGCACTGATAACATCCTTCACGTTCGCAGGCGTCAGTGGACTGTCGATGGTTTCAAACTGCGCTTCCGCAATTGAATCAGCCAGCACCTGTGCGGTTCGGGTATACACCTCAAAGATGTAGGCGTTCGTTTCCGGTGTGCGGTTGCCCCAGAAGCGGAACCCGTTGCGACGAATAATGGTCGTGATTTCTTTGTTGTTGAGGCTGTTGGCATCGCTGTCTTCGGCCTGCAACGACCAGAACACATGCCTCGACATCCCCAGCACATTTTTAACCGGAACGTTGGACAGTGATTTGTGCCAGCCCTGCTCATGGTCAATGTACGCACGAAGGCCGCACGCATAGGCAGGCGCGGGGAACGTTTCGTTTTTGCCACTTTTCGGGTTGTAGGCGATGAAGTCCGGCCATAAGAGCATCACCTCACGTTCGTTGAATTTCTGGCGGTAGGTAATCGACTCAGCCATCGTGTTACAGCCATGACATGCGGCATACACAAACGCGCGCAGTTTACCTGCAATCACGCACAGGGATTTTGTTACAGCCTCCGTGTCCAGCTCCGGCGCGGCCAGAATACGCGGACGGTATCCGATGCTTTCATCCTGCTCTGCAACAAGCAGCGCATACATCCCCGTATAGCTGCCGTCATCCTCAGAACCACCGATAACCAGTTGATCCTGCGTCTTTCCGTCTTCTTCTTTGTGTTCAGCCACGCGAACGACGATCACCTTCGTGCTCACCTGGTCTGCGATGGCCTTAAGCGCACGATAAAGCGTCCCCGTTGTCCCGCATTTTCCCAGCACGTCATTGACGCGGGTCAGCAGTGTGGGCTTGTTCAGCGGGAACAGCTTCGCGTCCGCATCATCCGCCGTTGCCACGATACCGATAACGCTGGAATCAACATCGTTAATCGCTGTTACCAGGTCGGTATTTTCCGTAACACGGGCACCATGAAAACGAGTTTCACTCATAGCTTCAGCCCCTTGTATCCGTTAAATGATTCGGCAACAATCATCACCCACCACGCGCGTAATCTCACCCCTGCGCCGTTCTTGCCGCCCGGCGACAACAAAAAGCAGTAACCCCGCCCGCACACACATGCGACCATGCCGCACAGGGAGGGAGCAGATGACCGACACCACCATGCAATTGCTCAGTCAGAGCACAGACCCCGTGAAAATGCCGGATTTTGATATTCTCGCGGAGGGTAAAACGCTGTCCGGCGTGGCAGAGCGCCTGATGAGCCTGTCGCTGACCGACAACCGGGGATTTGAGGCAGACCAGCTCACCATCACGCTGGATGATGCGGATGGTCAGTTGCAGCTACCGCCACGGGGCGCGCGCCTGACGGTTCTCATTGGCTGGAAAGGCGAACCGCTGACAGAAAAAGGGTCTTACATTGTTGATGAAATCGCACACGAAGGACCGCCGGACAGGCTGACTGTTTCAGCCAGAAGCGCAGATTTTCGGGATGAATTTAACGTTAAACGTGAAGTATCCTGGCATGATGTGACCGTTGAGCGCGTGGTATCCGCCATCGCTCATCGGTACGGTCTGAAACCGCAAATCAGCGAAATGCTGATGGATATCGAAATCGACCACGCCGACCAGACCGAAGAAAGCGACATGTCCTTCCTTACGCGCATGGCGGAAATGTTGGGCGCAATCACTACGGTAAAAAGCGGTAATCTGTTATTCATCATGCCAGGCGGTGGCGTGAACGCACAGGGCCAGCCGTTGCCCTCGTTCGCCATCACGCGCAGCAGTGGCGATCGCCATCAGTTCCGCATTGCTGACCGCGAAGCGTATACGGGGGGACGCGCTTACTGGCTTGATCTTAATTACGGGAAAAAGAAAAAAGTCAGCGTGAAACGCCGCAAACCGAAAAAGGAGAAAAGCAGCAGCCGTGAAGGTGACTATATGGAAGGTGCGGAAGGCAACGTGTTTGTGTTACGCAAGACTTATCAGAACGAGCAGGCAGCAAGACGTGCAGCGGCGGCAAAGTGGCAGCAGCTACAACGCGGAGCCGCATCATTCTCCATCACGCTGGCACGTGGACGTGCAGAACTCTACCCCGAAATGCATGGCACGGTAACAGGATTTAAAAGCGAGATTGATAATCAGGACTGGATTATTGCAAAAGCCGAGCACACCATTGATAACAGCGGCTTTACCACACAGCTTGAGCTTGAGGCAAAAATCCCGGAATGGATAGCAGAAACAGAGTGAGCAACTTAGATGTATTGCTCACCCCTAAAAAAAACACGATTACAGACAAAACTATACCTTATCTAGTAGTAGTCCGCTCTGCACCAAGAGCGGACGTTATCAGTAAAATGGAGTATGAGAATCGCTGAAGTTTTTATAATGTGGCACTAGTTTTTTTCAAGTATTTCGTATGAGAACTCCACATGTGGATGAACATACTCTGCGGTATTAATCTCATGTTGCACATTATCAATTGTTACAATGCACAGAACCCCATAGGAGTTTAGTAGGACTACCTTTTGCCCGACAGTCGCATTAACAGAACGACCTGGAGTTAAAAAAGACTCGACAGTTTGTGGATTGAATTCTACAGATGTGATCAATCCTATAGCTTTAAGTTCACAATCTATATAGATGTAAACACTATCATGAGAGCATGCACTAAATACTATTTTAAATTGGTACTCACTGTTACCAACCGTATAGTGGGAATAATCCCTGAAACGAAAAATCTCACATCCCTTGAGTGCTGGATTTGCATAACGCGAAGGGGCTCGGAGAATATCAATATGTTCAAGCCGTGCAATACGTTGACGATAAACCGGTAATGGGATTGAATACTTTTTATCTGCCGGCAGCCCTTCAATCCAACGCCAAATAGCATCGATCTGCATAGAGCCGGGAAATTCATTTCTATCAGAATTAGAATTAAAATCAAACCCTTTAGGATTATGCCCCTCAAGCCACTTAGGTAGTTTTCGCTCAGGATTTCGAACAAAGATAACTGACAACCATGTCGAGGGCTTTTCCATAAAAGCGTCACTTATCCATTTGTTTTCAATACCAACTCCAGAATTCGGATTGTTATTAGCGCGTTCGACATAATTATCATCGACAATCAACAACACATGATCGGTTTCGATAACCTCTCGCATGAAACCAGATAAGCTTGAACCATATCTAACAGCTTCATCGATTTTAACCGTATAACCAATAAGGTCGAGATGGCTTGCAAGCAACCGAACCCATTCTCTATGGGAATCTGAAGTCCAAGCATATGAAATAAACAAATCGGTTTTCATTCATTAAGCTCCTGCTTAAGCAATGTGAAAAGAGGATTGTCTACTCCAAATGCTTTTTTGACAAATTCTTTTATTCAAAACTAACCTTAATATAGAAATAGCCTTACTTAATCCATCGGTATAAAACAGTCTCACAGAGATCTCCAAATTAATAGTTCATCTCTTGTTCAAAGTAGGCAGTCAGTTGGAATTAAAACTTGTACAGCTTAGAATAGAGACAGCACCACGTTAAGGGAGGTCGCTATGTTCCGTTGTCCGCTTTGTGGCGCATCTGCCCGTATCCGCACCAGTCGTTCGGAAAATGATTCAAACACCGTACGGAAAAAATATTACCAGTGTAACAATCTGGAATGCGGCATAAGTTTCTCAACACTGGAAGCTTTCCATAAATTCACATCGAAACACGCCCCCGGCGTTCACTCTTCAGAAGGTATCCCGTGGCATGAGCTGCCAGCTTCACACAGGGGAAACAATCAGATGAGTTTGCCTTTACCTCAGAATTAACAGGCAGAATTGCCGGAGTAACAAAAAAGCGATAGATTACGCGCGGGTGCCTTTCGGCTGATGGTCGGAGGGAATACCCGAAGGCCAGATGTGGAAAGGCCCCGGAAAACATCTCTGTTTAACCGAGGCCCTAACATATCTACCTTAAGCAAGTGATAGGTTAGCGCCTCTCCAACAAAGGAGCAAGCGCTATGTCGCAAAAATCGCTTACAGCCATCACATTCTGCGTGACGGTAATCCTCATCATCTGGATGCTGCACGGTTCGCTGTGCGAAATACGGATGAGCTTCTGGGGAGCGGAGTTTGCGGCGTTCTTACAGTGTAAGCAGTAAGGAAACCGCGACGGGGGAGCAATCCCCCGTCAATCGGTTGCCAGGGTAAGGTCGATAAGGCACCCTATTTCACAGACATGAACAACAAACCCGCAGCGTAAAAACTGCGGGTTTTCTTTTTGGTTCCCTCACTCACGAGGACACCAAAAACAAAGCCCATAGCATGGAATGCTATGGGCTTTTTGCATTCAAAGATGGACGTTATATGGACACTTAAAAATAAAATCCATTTATTTTCAAATAATTAAACTTCTGCTTAAAGCGCCCGCAGGCGCTTTTTAGATTCAGAAAAATTGGGTATTAGCCAATATATTCCAGTCCGTTCATATACGGACGCAGAACTTCTGGTACTTCAATACGACCATCAGCCTGCTGATAGTTTTCCATTACTGCAACCAGCGTACGACCAACAGCAAGACCAGAACCGTTCAGGGTATGAACCAGACGGGTTTTCTTGTCCGACTTGCTGCGGCAACGTGCCTGCATACGACGTGCCTGGAAATCCCAAACGTTGGAGCAGGAAGAGATCTCGCGGTAGGTGTTCTGTGCCGGGATCCATACTTCCAGGTCGTAAGTTTTGCAAGCGCCAAAGCCCATGTCGCCGGTACAAAGGATGATTTTACGGTACGGCAGGCCCAGCAGCTGCAGGACTTTTTCCGCATGACCGGTCATCTCTTCCAGCGCCGCCATTGAGTCTTCCGGGCGCACGATCTGCACCATTTCAACTTTGTCGAACTGGTGCATACGGATCAGACCACGAGTGTCACGACCATATGAACCAGCTTCAGAACGGAAACATGGGGTGTGGGCGGTCATCTTAATTGGCAGATCATCTTCATCGATGATTTCACCGCGTACCAGGTTGGTCAGCGGAACTTCTGCCGTTGGGATCAGCGCATAGTTACTGGTGTCTGCTTCTTCTTCCAGCGGACGAGTATGGAACAGATCGCCAGCAAATTTCGGCAGCTGACCCGTACCGTACAGCGTGTCCTGGTTAACCAGGTACGGAACATAGTTCTCACTGTAGCCATGCTGTTCGGTATGCAGATCCAGCATAAACTGCGACAGTGCGCGGTGCATGCGAGCAATCTGCCCTTTCATGACGACAAAGCGGGAACCAGTCAACTTAACTGCGGCTGCAAAGTCGAGGCCAGAGTGCATTTCACCCAGCGTCACATGGTCACGAACTTCAAAGTCAAACTCACGCGGGGTGCCCCAGCGACTGACTTCAACGTTGTCATTTTCGTCTTTACCTACCGGCACTTCATCTGCAGGCAGGTTAGGGATGGTTAGCGCGATATCGCGAATTTCAGCCTGTAAAGCATCCAGCTCGGCTTTTGCTGCATCCAGCTCTTCGCCCAGTTTGTTCACTTCCAGACGTAAAGGCTCGATATCTTCCCCGCGCGCTTTCGCCTGGCCAATGGATTTCGATCGGGAGTTACGCTCCGCTTGCAGGTTTTCCGTTTTGACCTGCAATACTTTACGACGCTCCTCAAGAGCGCCCAGCTTATCTACATCCAGCTTAAAGCCCCGGCGTGCCAGTTTTTCAGCGACTGCGTCTGGCTCATTACGCAGCAGATTGGGATCGAGCAT